TGGCGTAGCACTGCCTTAAAAAAAGGCATAAATGAAACGCATAAAACAGGGGTTTACCAGACTTGATTGGATTTCTCAAGGTTGGCTAAAAACAGGCGTTGGGAAGCCTGCGTAATTTGAATAAACCAACAGAATCAAAGAAAACCAAGACCGTCAAATAAATAATGACCGACGCTAAAAAAACCATCACTCACGGACAAATCGCTCAGGCTCTCGGAGTGTCGGTTGCGCGTATTACAATTCTTAAAAAAGAGGGAATGCCTACTGACTCAATTCAAGCTGCACTCGATTGGAGACAGGCTCGAGAAGATGAACGACGCAGACTTGCTCCGGTCGTAGTCGAAACTTTAGACGATGGGTCGATTGCTGAACGAATTCGTATTCACCGCATCAAAGTAAATATGGCTGGCGAAGTCTGGGAGCAAAGTATCCGCGAGCGTGATCCGAACCAGGGCAAGTATCAATCGAGCTATAACGCGTCGCTTAAAACATTGTTAAATCTCGAGGAGGAGCAAGAGCGTCGTGCAATCCTCGCCAAAGACTTTATTAAATCGACGGAAGCCAGAGAGGCTATGCTTCAAATCGTCAGCGATGTTTTAACCAGGCTCGATAAGTTAGCCCTCGATTGTGCGGAAGGTTGCAATCCTGAGAACCCTGCAAAGAGTGTAAAAGTTTTGGAGGCTTGGGTGCGTAAGACTCGCAGTGAGATTAGCAGTATATGAGAAAGAATTCAGTTAAGAAACCATTACGATTAATTCCCCGCCGACAAATGCCTAAGCCAACCCGACCATTTAACGACAAGCGAAAGCGCGCATACAAACGAGAAATTAAAAAACAATTAGACGATGAATAAATCAGAACTATTGTTGATTGCTCGTGAAGCACTAAAGCCATCGGATAGCGGTGATATCGTCGAGTGGTTAGAGAATAATGTCTATGCAATCCCTGACTCTCCTATTCCTGGGCCGTTCCGATCAGACCGCACACCGTGGATTGCTGAGGCATTGCGAATCGCAGCTGACCCAGAGACTCGAATGATGACGGTGCTGGCTTCGATTCAATCTGGTAAATCTTTGTTCGCTCGTTTGTTTTCCTGTCACGTCATCGCTAATGCTCCAGGCCCTATGATGATACTCCAGGCTAACGACACCGAGGCTAAAGACTTTATGCTTAGGTATTGTCGGCCCTTGTGGAAGCACTGCCCGCCTGTTCAAGAGCGAATGACAGAAGGTGATAGCGATAGGTCATCGATTGCAGACTTCGACCGAATGATGATTTACTCACGCGGTATTTGGAATGAGGCCAATCTGCAAAGATTATCTTTACGCTACACAATCGCAGATGAATGTTGGCTCGCACCTAACGGCCACCTGGCGGAACTCTCAGCGCGTGTCACTGCTTTCGGCTGGCTCGGCAAAAGAATCTTTATGTCGCAGGGCGGAAACGCTGGTTCAGAATTTCATAGCCTGCACGAAGGAACTGACTGCCGTGATTGGAACTTCAAATGCCCTCATTGCTCATTCCTGCAACCGTGGGTGTGGGAGCAAATTCGTTTTCCTGAAGAAGCCAAAGCGACGGGATCATGGGACTTAAAATTAGTTTCCGAAGGCACGACATACGAATGCGTTCACTGCTCGAAAAAATTAGCGGATAATAATGCGGTGAGACTTGAGGCAAATGCTGGCGGTCAATTTGTAGCTACAAAAACGGCTTCGACAAAAGGACACATCGGACTGCATTGGAACTCGCTCGCCACGATGTCGTGGGGTGAACTCGGTGTCTTAATGCTCAAAGCAAAAGAAGTTAGCGACACTTACGGAGACGAAGAACCACGCAGAATATTTAAGCAGAAAAGATTGGCACTTCCGTGGAGCGAAGAAGGTGGCACAATGATTACTACGCCCGAAGCCGGTGAATATAAACTCGAGGATGATTGGGCAGGCGAAGCTGTTATCAGCTCGAGAGGCAAAGTAATGGATCGTGATGACGAAGGTGCTAAAGGTGCTATCCCTTTCCGCACAATGGGAATCGACGTTCAACGCGGTCACTTCTGGGTGGTCGTTCGTCGATGGGGAAAAATGGGACATTCTCGGCTAAAGGCTTTTGCTCGCATCGATACTTGGCAGGGCTTAGAAGAATTTGCGAAGTTGCACGGAATTCATAAAGCGATGGTGTTTGTCGATTCAGGTGACAATACACAGGAGGTCTATCGAGAATCAACCAAGCGAGGCTGGAAGTGTGCGCGCGGTTCGGGTAACGACGACTTCGCCAGCACAGGTAAGGACGGTGTGACTGTCCGCAGATTCTACTCAGAGAAACAACGCATACTTGTACCAGGCTTAACTGACCGTTGCGAATTAGTCGTCTGGTCTAACTTAGCCGGCAAAGACTTACTCCACGGCCTGCGATCACGACGCTTACACACCTACGCCCTCGACGCTACGGCAGACTATATCGAGCAATTAAACTCGGAGGTTCGGGTAAAGGACAAGCGAACGGGTAAGCCTATGTGGATTATGCCCCAAGGTAAAAAGGATAACCATGCCTGGGACTGCGAACTACTTTGCCTTCTCGCAGCTGTAAGGTGGGGTATCGTGGGCAGAGATTCTACTGAAACAAATTTGACAACCGATGAAGCAGTACCAAACTAATTTAGGCAGATTGCTCGGTCGTATGTTTTGTCGTTGTTGGGAACATTGGCATAGGGGCTTACGGTCGAGCAGTCTGTTCCTTGCCAATTCCGTAATGTTTATGGCATCTGGAATCTTTATTGGACTAAACGAAGACGAACTCTTAGCGATTCGCGTTAAGGCTCTAGCAAGTATTACAAGCGGAACGGTCACAATGTCTTACTCAGATTCTGGCTCATCAGTCAGCCGTCAATTCGCAGGCATGACTCCAGCTGAATGCTTAAGCGAAGCGATGTATGCCTTATCAATTTTAGACCCTCAAACTTACGGAACAGTCAGAACAGTTTTACGCGGTTCATTCCGAAGACAGGATTTCTAATTTGATTTATGCCACGCAAGCCTACAACGAAATCTAAGAAACCACTGCCCGCTAAGAAAGCGAATATGGGCGGGTGGAGTATGAATAATTTCAGCACGACTCGCGCGCAGTTATTTGCCCCAGTAGCCCAAGACCAACGTCGTGATTTAAGCCCCCGTGACCGTGTCGAGATGATGCGTCGCACTCGTTGGGGTGATCGTAACTCCGGCATCGTCCGTCAAATTCTCGGTGACTTAACACAGTACGCAATCGGTGACGGCATTCGTCCTCAGTCTCACTGTAAAAACGCAAAACTTTACGAGCAGTATTTTCATGATTGGTCTCGCAAATGCGACATCACAAATCGCTTTTCCTTTGCCCAGGCTCAATCAATCTTACTTCGATCCGCAGCTCGAGACGGTGACTCGTTCGCAATCAAAGTACGCAACGCAAGCGGAGACCCTAAGTTACAACTCGTCGAAGCCCACCGCGTAGGCAATCCAGTACCACCTGAGAAGGAAGTACCTGGTATGCACGACGGTATGATTTTCGGTGCTTACGGTGAACTTGTAGGCTTCAATGTTTACAAGTCGGACGGCTCGTCCCGCACTGTATACGCTAACGCTATGATGCAGATTGTAGATATGGAATACGCAAGCGGAGCGAGAGGCACTTCAATCCTCGCAGCTTCGTGGAATGACATACAAGACGAAATGGAAATTTTAGCGATGGAGAAGATTGGCGTTAAGGCTTCGAGCGATGTGTCTTTAGTATTAAATAAAAAAGAAGGTGTCATCGATGAGAATATGGCTTTTGAATTAGGCGCACTTCCACCTTCGGGCGGACTCGGTAATATGGCGGTTCAAATGGGTGGCAAAATTCTTGCACTCGATGTTGGCGAATCTTTAACAAGTTTGCAAAGCAATCGACCTAGCCCAACATTCACCGGCTTTCTAAAATCAATTCAACAAGACATCAGCCGTGGAATTCTTCCTTATTCTTTTGTTACAGACTCTTCTGGAAATACTGGCCCTGGTCTCCGCTTAGATATCGCTAAGGCTGACCGCACTTTCCAGAAGTGGCAGAACTTAATCATCGAACAACTTTGCATTCCATCGTGGGGCTATGTTATCGGTGATGCTATTGCGAACGGTGACTTGCCCGACGATCCCGAATGGAACAAAGTATCTTGGACAACGCCTAAGCGCGTAACCGTTGACGCAGGCCGTGAAGCTGCGAACGATCGCGCCGATATGGAGCTCGGTTTAATTTCGATGTCTGAACTTTACGCACAACGCGGTTTAGACTTCCGCAGTGAAATGGCAAAGCGAGCAGAGGATATGTCCTTTATCGTGAACCTTGCCAAGACAACCGGCATTCCTGTTGAGATGCTTTATAAGCCTACCAACATTCAGCCTGGTACACTCGCACCTTTAGCACCTAATGCTTACGTGGATTCCGAAGCAGACACTTCCTCAGTCGATGCACTTATCGACCAAAACGAAGACCCAAACTCCGCAAGTTAATTTACAATGAGATTCCTAAACAAAGCACTTAATGGTCGTAGCCCAATGCTTATCGACCCGAACACTGCAAAGCAGTATGCAATCGACGCTGAGAAATTCGGCTTCACTGACATTCTCACGCAAATCTTCGGAGAGCAACCCAAGCCTTACAAAGTCGGTGCATACGGAGTGATTCCAATCTCGGGTGTCATAGGGAAAGGACTCTCGCCATTCGAGTGTCTTACTGGTGGTTGCGATTTGAATACGCTCAACAAACAAATTGACGCGTACGCTTTAGACCCAGAAGTTAGCACAATTATCTTCGACGTTAATTCTCCCGGTGGCACAGTCACAGGCGTAGAAGAAACTGCTCGCAAGATTGCTGGTCTTAAAAAGCCAACCATCGCTTACACCGATTCAATGATGGCTTCCGCAGCTTATTGGCTCGGGGCTTCTGCTGATCGCGTACTCGCAAGCCCTTCTGCTGATGTCGGTTCAGTCGGTGTCTATATGGCAATCCCTGATATGAGCGCACTCTATCAAGCCTCGGGTGTTAATATGGTTGTTATTAAATCTTCGGCAACGCCTCTTAAAGCTGCTGGAATCGAAGGCACATCACTTAGCCAGGAGCAACTCAATCACTTCCAAGCCGAGGTCGATTCCATTTATACAGATTTTGTAGCCTCAATTTCAATGAAGCGAAAGATGATTAACGCTGATGCACTTAAAGGTCAGGCGATGTCTGGTAAGCAGGCTTCTAAAATGGGCTTAGTAACTGGTCTGGTTGATTCGATTAATTCGATCGTTAACTAATGAAAGTACCGGACTACGTTTCGAGCTCTGCTCAACGCGGTCTTGATTGGCACGCAGAGGGTAAGTCTGGTGATGGTGTTACGGATCAGACTATCCGCGAGGCTCGAGCAATGGCAGGAGGGAATATCTCGGAGGATAAACTCCGTCGCATGAATCCGTGGTTTCAACGCCACGAGCCTGATATGTCAGCACCTAAAAACAAATCGGATAACAAAAACTTTCCCGGTGCTGGTGCAGTGGCTTGGGCATTATGGGGTGGCCCGACATCGGGTGACATTATGCGAACTGCTAAATGGGCAGAGGCCGAAGTGAATCGATTAGACCGAGAAGCCAAAGCCAGATTTATCAGATTCAAATTATAATTTTATGCCTAAAATAACTATCACTGACATTGACGGTACAATCATTGAACAAGGCCAGCCAGTCGAGAATGTCTTAGACTACATCGACGAACTAAACCTCGACGTCATCGTTTTAACCAATCGTCCTGAATCTGACCGAGACAAAACTATTGAAGATTTAGCCAACGCAGATTTGGAATATATCCGCCTCATTATGAATGGCGGTTCAGCCCCAGCACCAGAATTTAAAAAGGCCGAAGTAAAGAAACTCCTCGACGAAGGCTTTGACCCACAAGTGTT